GTATGGGTGGCGCAACGGCACGATGGGCGTTATTGGGCGGGAGAATATAGATGGCACGGCACGACGTTCGTGCGCGACCTACACGGCGCATACCGTTGGGGTAGTCGATCAGCTTGCGAGTGTGCGATCCGATCTACAGAATGGAATACAGCGAACTTTACGGTAGATACGGTGCTACCGGTGCGCGTGAACTACGGCGATCTAGTCGCCGATAAGCCGCCACGACGCAACAAGTTCGCCTAACTCGATGTCGGTATAGCCGGCAAGTGGCGTGTCATTGTCGGCCAACGGGTCGGTGATGTCATCGAACAGCGACGGCTGCCAAATCATACGGCCTGCCACACCCTAATCGGTCTAGCGTGGCACTCCGGCCTACTCGATGGGCGATACCGGTTCGTTGGTGCGATTAACCCTAAACGTTTGACGGCGACCACTACGGCACCGATGGCGCGTGGTTCGTGCGGCGTTGCGATGCTCCGGCGTTCAAGTTCGCACCAAATGTCATCGGTAGTAAAGTCGAAGCTGGTTGCGGCTATGTCTCGAACGATGTTTACGGCGTGTTGCCACCAGTCGGGGTCGGCGTTTACGGCGACATCTACCAAAGCTTGATCGCGTAGCTGGGTGCCGGTAATCATTTTTCCCAACCCAGGTTTGATGCCCGCCAGGTTGACGGTGAATGGTTTGCTTCGACTGCTTGTTTCATTTCGTTGTCGTCGTAAAGTCTGACGATGTACATACAGGGGTCGTTGCCTTCTGCTAGTTCGTCGTCTTCGAAGATTGTTGTTGGTAGTCCGTCGTGTATTTCGCAGACTGGTGGGCCGCACCATCCTTTTTTGTATCCGTGTTGTAGCCATTGGTCGAAGTTCATTTTGTTTTGCCTTTAATAATCATGGTTATGGGTTGATGTTTGTTAGCGCACGTCGGTGGTTCAGATAGTTTGATGTAGGTGGTGACGGTGTTGCCGCAGGTTGGGCAAATCCATTCGTGTTTGATCCCCTTCATCGTAGGTTAGAACGGTTCTTCGTCTTCGAGTTTGGTTGGTGCAGGTTTCGCAGCAGGTTTCGTTTGGCTGACGTTGACGGTGCCTGCAGGTGCGAGTGACCATAGTTCTGCGTCGTCGAACTTGGCGACACGTTTGTTGAGGATCACAGTTTTTGTGTCACCGGCTTTCGTGGTGACTTCGACTTCCATGTTTGGTTCGCCGGCGAACTCTTTGATGCGTACACCCCATGAGTCGTCTTTAAGTTTGTAGAATGATGCTGACATAAATGTTCCGCCTTTGAGATAGTTTTTTAATGGGTTTATTATTTGGATCAGAGTTCTGTACCCTGGGCCATAGCTATTCTCATCCGTTCAACCATCTGTTTGTAGGTTGATAGTTCTCGGTTGAGATCTATGGATGCCTGAATTGTTAGGTTCAAGTCTTTTGTTAGTTGTTCGTTTTGTTCTTTTAGTTCGTCGCGGTCTTCACGTACTCGATCTAAACTGTTTTGCAGGTCGTTGCATCGGGCATCCCACATCGCTAACTCGTTTGCTTCGGCTTCGCTCATGATGTCATCTTAGCCTTATATTTGCGGGCGTACAAGGTTCTTTCCCGTTCTTTAGGTGATCGGCCACCCCACACTCCGTACATGACTTCGTTGTTTAACGCCCAATCGAGGCAGCGTTGTTTCACGGGGCAGTCGGCACAAAACTTTTTGGCTTCTATTGTCAGGTTGCGTTGGCCTTGTTCAGGGAACCATGTGATGCCGTCTTCCATGTGGCATTTCGCGTGATCCATCCACCGGTTGTCTTTGTCGTGGAGTCTGAATGAGGTTAATAGTTCTCCCATAGCGTCACTTTCCCCAGGGTGTGAACCCGTTTCCGTTGGTTTTTTCGGCGTAGTCATAGAGGGCTTTAGCCGCGACAAGGTTCAGGTAAGGATCGAATAGGTCTTTACAGTAGTTGATTTTGCCTAACGTTTGCAAGTATCCGGCCGGATACCAGCGTGTAGGTAGGCACCAGGATCTGTCGTTGATTTGGGCTAGGCCGATGTCGGTTGACCCGTCGGCGTTTAGGGTGGTGTTGTGTGCCAGGTTCAGGCACCTGGATTCGCGGTGCAGGATGTAGTCGAGGGTGGGTAGCTGCTCGATAGTCCAACCGGCTTTGATGGCTGTATCCCACCATTGAGGGCATAGGGCTTTAGGTTTAGATACCGTGTCAGAGTCCCGCCAGACACGCTGTACTGCGTTCTGAGCGACGATAACCGTCGGTGCTGTGTTCACCACAGGGGTCGCTTCAGTAAGGCTTGTGACACCCCCGACTGTGAAACTTACCGTGAGTACGGCAAATAGCCGTGATAGTGCATCCATTTTGTTCTCCCTTTATTGTAGTTGATTCGGTTAAACCCTTACCGTATAAGGGCTATCAGTTCTGCGAACTCGTTGAGTGTCATCAACACTATCCCATCAGAGTTACCTTCAGGCATAGCGATCATAGCGAATGGTCTGATATCTCCCAACGCTTTCGAAGCATCCGATTGCTGTTTCGCTGACCGAAACCTTGTCTCGATAGGGCCAACTTGCGCACCGGCTTTAACTTCAACGCGAAATAGACCGCCCCAATGTTCTTCATGCCGAGAACCTGCGTTACCTGTCGCAGATAATCCCAGCTTGCGTCGGGCATGGCGGGCTTTAGCATCACCTTTAGTTCGATTCCTTTTCCCCCTAGCCGCAGGATCGTTACATCCACGGACCCGTCGCTTACCGTCACGAGATGGGCGACCGAGCAGCCCGAACTTCGGACATTCAGGTAGGTTGCATTTGTCTCGGTTGCCTTGACATTCGCCTTTGCGTTCATCGGTCATTGAGGGTCTAGGGTTTCGATAAGTTCCCAGACCTCACCTTTAGTCATCTCGTTCAAGTCATGTAACGGGTGCTTCACCGAACCGACAGCCAACTCCAGTTTGGATTCCGGTGTGTCAAAACCTTTAGCGAACATCAACGCTTTCAGTTTGCCAACCTGTGCCGCTGTAGCCCTGGCGTTAAGGTCTTTCGGTTTGACGTTCGGTGCATGAATAGGCTCAACAGGTGTCGCGTTGAACAAGGCGACGATTGCTTCTTCGGCTTCCAAGTTAGTTAACTTTATTTCTTTTGGTTGTTCTTTCATTGACTTAAAAGTGTCACGCAACTTCGCCATGTCGGTATCTTTCAAGCCAATCAACGACACACCAGCCTGCTTCGCCACATCGTTCGGGTCAAGGTTCGCTTCCTTACAAGCTGTCTTGAATCGTTCAATGTTTTCTTGGCTGACAACACCGGCAGGTTTCGGTGCAGGTGCAACAGGTTCTTCCCACTCAGACTTCGACCACAACGATAGACAGATGCCGAAGCGCATGGATGCGTTACGCAAGAAATCTCCGATGAGTTCTTTATCCAAGTCAGGTTTGTCTGAACGTGCTGATCCAACTCCGAGCATTGTTTTGCCGAGGATAGTTAGTTTGCCCCACATGACTGCCATGCCATTTACTTCGTGGATCGCTGGTCTGCCGTTCACAAACTCGACAGGCGACCATTCCCACATCGGATCAATGTCAATGAGGATACGGTTGATTTCCGCGTGGCCCACAAAATCCAATGTGATGCCACCTCTCGGTAGTTTCCCAACAATGGATGGGTCTGGTACCCCGTACTGTTTAATGATGTCTTCGAGTTTCATTACTTTGCTCCTTTCAAAGCCACACGGAATGTGCGGATGGTTGATTGTTTCCTATATTTTTCTACTAACGCAGGATGATCCTGCTCTAACTTCTTTTGATCCAACGATGTGCGTGTTGAAGTTTTCCAAGTCGCAGCCAACGTACCGTTAATCGTCGCGAACTCTGACACACCCATCAGTTCACAAACATCTGCTTTGATCTGATCCTCAGCAGTCTCCAACTCTTTAATAGATTTCTTTATTGTTTCCAAAGACTTCAAACTGTCCAACAGTTCGGCAGGTAACTGCACAGTCGTATCCGTACCCTCAGGGAACCTCGCTGTCATGTGCCGGTACTCGTACTCTGCACCCTCGGGCATCATCCCCAAATCGATAGCGGCCAAAAACTTTCGGCAAGCATCAATGTGCGCCTGCTTCTCATCAGACGAAACCTTCTGCACATAATGATGCAGTTCAAGATCGGAGTCAAAGATCGCCCAATCGATACTGAACACGTTGGCGCACAAAGCCTGCTGTACACCCTGCCAATACCAGTAGCCAGGCAGTTTCCCATCCCAACGTTTCTTCGTAGTTTTAACCTCAACGATTTGCCGTTCGTCAGGTTCACCCATGCTCATCGCATCAAGAGTCGCCATCAGACGCACACCGTCTTCTTCGTAGCAGTACATCACGTCAGGTGAATACAAAACTTTAGACATACGATCAGCAGCCCATTGAATCAACATCGGTTCAAGACGGTTGCCTCGTTCCATCGCCGAGTTCGGTGCCTGCGGTTCCGGTGGTGCAGATGCCAACAGTTCGATAGCGAGATCGGCTGCCGTTTTGAACGGATGATCTCCGTGAACTACAGCAGCTACCGACGCTGTGATGCGCGGTTCACCGGCATCATTTTTCCATC